CGAAGCCAAGTATGATGCCGCTTTGGAAACGACTGCGGCTTCCGAAGATGTTATCAGGGCCGCGAAGAAGCGTCTTGCTGACAAGAAGAAAGTTTCCGAAATCGTCTCGGATGAACTCGACCTCTAAGCCAGGTCGGTTATCCTTGCGTTCTCCGGCAGGTAGATTGGTCTCCGCCTGCCGGGGCTTACTTTATTCGAGACCATTCAATAAACGGAGACTCAAATGATTTATGAAGCCATGCTTGCTGGAGTGCAGTTCCGTCCCGCCGCCGCAAAATCAGTTGTTAAGTTTATCAAACCCGACGAGCGCCTTATCCTTCAGCGTCAACCTGACAACCCATACGACATTAACGCTATTCAGGTTATCCATCCAGAGTCTGAGGAATTTATCGGCTTTGTTAATAAAGCTATGGCCGCGGAGTTGGCGATGGAACTCGATGATAAAGTTCCTTACGAGTGCGTTGTAATCCACAACAACGGCTGGAAAGAATTTCATATCATCATTAGAACTGAAGATGATTGCATCGAACCGGAAGCTTATCCACAACCGATAATATCCCGTCTTGATGATGAAATTCCTTTCTAATGCGCGACATACTCTATGAAGCTCTCGCTACCGAAAACGGGCTTATCATAGAGTGCGATCAGCCGCTTACACTTCGCGGCAAACTCTACGCAGAGCGAAGGAATGATCCGGACTTACAACTTCTTTCCTTCGTTCTGTCTCCCGACAAACCAGAGTCTGAACTTTGGATAGTCAAACGTAAAGGTGAATTCGATGCCGAAAGCTGATATTGAAGCCTTAACCAGACATACCTTACATCTTTATTCCGGCGATTATGAGCGACTTCGCGATAACTATCCGGACATTGGGGCCGCAGTTGTTGTGCGTAAATTAGTCCGATCACACCTTAATAAACTTGAACCCGCCGTGGACTTAACAAAAATTAAAGGAGCTGAAATTGACTGACCTTTCCGTACAGCCAACCCTCGCACAGTTATTTTCAAAAGACCCAAACAAATATACCTTACAAGATCGCCGTGCATTAATCGCAGCTTATCGTGAACGCCGTAAACAATTTAACCTCGGACAACTTCAAGCTGGCTCAGCCAAAGCACCATCCGCAAAAACGCTGGCCGTAATGAAAGAAGTCAAAGCCGACATATCCCTCGATCTTTAAGGAGGCCACCTTGACCACATTAATAAATACAGTTCCGGTTCCACCCGAGCCGTTGAAAATAGACTCCCACTTCCGAGACGGGGTGCAGTTTGCTTGGGACTCTACTTCCCTCAAATGGGCGCAAACTTGCCAGCAGTATTATAAATATAAAATGATTGACTGTTGGGAAGCGCCGACCAAATCCCCTCACCTTCTTTTCGGTGGCTGGTACGCAACAGCCCTCGAACATTTTTACAAGCATCGAGCTCTCGGTATGGAATACGAGGAAGCCGTAGAGTCCGTTGTTATGGAAGCTATGATTTCAACCTGGGAGTACAAACATGACACGGACGGCGCTCCTATACTCGACGAAGCTGGGAACCATGTTGGTGAAGGATGGAAGTCCTTTGATACAAACAAAACACGAGAGAACCTTATACGGACGATCATATGGTATCTCGAGTTTTTCAAAGGGGAGTCCCTCGATACCGTTATCCTTGCAAATGGAAAACCTGCTGTTGAACACAGCTTTACATTGGCAGTTGACAACGGAATTATACTCTCCGGGCACCTCGATCGTCTCGTTGATTATTCGGGCGACTACTACATCATGGATCAAAAGACAACCGGGTCTACTATCACCCCAAGGTTTTTTGAGGGATTTGACCCGGACACTCAAATGTCATTGTATTCATTCGCAGGGAAAGCTATATTTGACATACCTATCAAGGGGGTCATTATTGATGGCGCTCAGATTGCTGTTGGGTTCTCAAGGTTTGAACGGGGTTACTCATTTAGAACTGAAGATCAACTTAACGAGTGGTACGAAGATGTACTTTCAGACATAGAACGAACACAAGAGAATACTCGTAATAATCACTTCCCAAAAAACCCCGCCGCGTGTGGTAATTATGGCGGTTGCGAGTTCCGGTCAATTTGTTCCAAGTCCCCCGGCGTTCGCAACATATTTCTCAACGGTGCCTTCGTAAAGCGTAAACAATGGAACCCCCTCGAACGGAGATAATCATGAAATATATTATAGTTCTTTTCTTCCTTCACCCAGGCCAGACTTGGGAAGCCGGACCAATCGACAAGGTAATTTATGACAACTACGCCTCTTGCCGTCTTGACGCTGATAAAATGCTCGGCACATTTTACGATAAGACGCTTGTCATTCCAAGTTGCATGGAGGCCGGACCAGATGCCTAAAGCCAGCGAACATCATTCATCTAAAATTGTCAAGCTCCTTTACATCGGAGACTCCGGAACAGGAAAAACCGGGTCCCTCGCTTCTCTTGTTGCTGACGGTTACAAACTCCGTATCCTCGATCTCGATAATGGCATCGACCCTTTGATCGCCTTTGTCCGTCGAGACTCGCCCGCCAACCTCGATAACATTGAGTACGAAACGCGGCGTGACAAGTACAAAGGAACCGCTTCCGGCCCGATTGTTTCCGGCCAGCCGAGAGCGTTTGTTGACTCCCTCTCCCTTATGACAAAATGGACAAGCGAGCCTTCCGATCCGTCCTCGTGGGGAGAGGATACAATTTTTGTCCTTGACTCCCTTACAGCTATGGGGCGCAACGCTTTGGATTGGGCAACCGGCATGGCACCTATGGCAAAAGACCCTCGTAATTGGTATTTTACCGCACAAAAAGCTGTGGAAAACGTAATAGCTATGTTAACTTCCGAGGGATTTAATTGTAACGTTATCGTGATTACCCACGTACAATTTAAGGAACTTCCAGATGGCACGACCCGAGGTTATGCTAACGCAGTCGGTTCCGCCCTCGGCCCGATCATTTCAAAATATTTCAACTCAGTAGTTCTCGCCCAATCGCAGGGGAGCGGTAAGAATGTCAAACGGACAATTCAAACCGTGCCAACTGCGTTTATCGACCTTAAAAACCCAGCGCCTTTTAAGATCGATCAAATACTACCGCTGGAAACTGGACTATCAACTTTGTTCAAAACGTTAAAGGATAAAACATAATGGTTATGAATTTTCAAGAAGCTGCAAAACTTAAAACCGCTGACATAGAACGCCCGAAGCTGGTTCCAATCGGAACTTATCGAGCGGTTGTAAAGAAAGTTCCTGTTACAGAAACAATTGGTGATGGCAGGTTTGATACTTGCGATTTCATGTTGGGACTGCTCGAAGCACAGGAAGATGTAAGTCAGGACGAATTGAAAGATTTCGGTGGGCTTACTGCAAATACACTGATGCGGTATAGGTTTATGTTCAACAAGGAAGATCAAGCTTTGTTTGACCGCAGCCTCTACAATTTGAAAAGGTTCCTTGAGGAGCATTTGAAAGTTGCCGCCGGAGATAACGTTCAGCTTTCCGAAGCTTTGAATAACTCCGTTAACCAACAGTGCATGGTGTTCGTCAAGTGGCGTGCTGACAAGAACGATACTGAAATTCAGTACGCAGAGATTGCCAAGACCGCTCCTTTGGAGTAAGGTTTTATTGGCATAATCCCCCCGGTCGTAGCTTGGTAATGCGTTTGCTGTGACCGGGGTTTTTAATTCAGAAGTGAGTTTTATTACAAGGTCAATGGTGAACTATGACAATCATGCTCGTGCAAGAATTTTGGAGTGCGGACGATGAAGATAAAGGAAAACTTTTCTCCGGTGCGGCGGGTGGACTTTACACCGGGATGTTATCCCAGGTCGGAATTGATATTAGAGAATGCTATAAGACCTCAGTTCTTCAATTGCGGCCACCAGGTTCCGACCTTAAAAATTGTTGCGGGTCAAAACTCCTCGGTGTGCCGGGTATGCCAGCCCTTATCAAAGGGATTTATCTCGATACGAAATACACCAGCGAGCTGGATAGACTTTATACCGAGATCGCTGAAGTTAAACCTAACCTCATCATCGCGTTCGGACCGGCAGCCTCGTGGGCGCTTCTTAAAACGGCAGGTCTTAAAAACATTCGGGGTGCTACTGCTCCTTTTAAGCTTCATGATCGCGTTTACAAAGTATTCCCAACCTACGCAGCTCGACAGGTATTTCAAGAATGGAAGCTTAAGCCCATACTTGGAGCAGACCTTAACAAATGTGCGAGTGAGTCAAGCTTCCCGGAAATTGTGCGCCCTGCGAGAGAACTTTGGCTTCAACCAACGTATGATGATCTCCTTCGCTTCGAGAAAGAATATATTCTTCCGTCCCCTTGGTTGTCAATCGACATAGAAACAGCCGGACGGCAAATAACTTGCATCGGATTTTCCCCTTCACCGGAAATCGGACTCGTCGTACCGATCACCGATGATGAGCAAAAAGATCATTCTTACTGGCGGACATTAGATGAGGAGATCAAGGTATGGGAATGGATAAGTCGAATATGCGCCTTGAAAAAGCGAGGCGTAGGTCAAAACTTTCTTTACGACATAAATCACTTGTGGACAAATTTCGGAGTACCTGCCCTTTGTGCGGACGAAGACACAATGTTATTGCACCATGCCCTTCAGCCAGAAATGCAAAAGGGATTAGATTTCCTTGGGAGTATTTATACCAATGAAGCTAAGTGGAAATTTATGCGTCATGCGGAAACTGTTAAAAGAGGAGATTGAAAATGATTTACGTAGCATCACCTTACTCTGACCCCGACCCGAATGTGCGAGAAGCCCGCGCCAAAGTCACACGGTATTGGACATTCCACCAGATTATAAAAACCAACCTCTCACTATTTTCTCCTATCGCTTACATCCATGAGTATGCCGTCGAGTACGAATTGCCTAAAGACGCGGCGTTCTGGCAGCAGTTTAACGAAGGCTTTATAATTGATTGCGAGGAGATGTGGGTGTTGATGCTCCCGGGCTGGGATAAATCTGTCGGCGTTAAAATGGAAATTCAGTTCTGTTTTGATAATAACATTCCAGTAGTGTATAAACCCCATGATTAAATTTCAAACAGGGGATATGAAACCGGAAGACAGACTCTCTCCCAATATCAAGCACTGGGTTTATAACGGACTCGATGCTTGCGTTACATTAGAAATTGTGCATGTGCTTTTAGAACAACTCGATGATGTGAGCCGCCATACTTATGAGTTCTCTAAAGAACTTCAAGGCCCGATACTTGAAATGTCTATGCGAGGTTTCAAAGTTGATGAAGTTAAACGCAACGCAGTGCTTCGTGAAACACGTTCCGATATGAAGTTTATCGGGGAACAACTTGATGAGATTATGACGCAGGGGATTGGGCTACCGGCTTTGAATTGGCGAAGCCCCGCACAGTTAAAGCATTTGTTCTATTCCGTACTCGGACTTCCTGTTATTAAAAAGAGGAACAACAATGGAATTATGGCAGCAACTACCGGACGCGACGCAGTTGAGCAGATGGAGTCTTATTTTATTGCAGAACCTATTTGCATTCGGCTTCTCTTATTACGTGATCTCGACAAACGGCGGCAGTTCTTGGAAACTGGCATTGATCCTGACGGTCGTATCAGGTGTAATTTTGGTATAGCCGGAACCAATACCGGGAGACTTTCAAGTTCCATGTCCGATATGGGAACCGGAACTAACCTTCAAAACGTTGATCGGAAACTGCGTATTGTTTGCATCGCAGACCCCGGTATGAAATTTGCAAACTTAGATTTGGAGCAAGCCGATGCAAGAAATGTCGGGGCGATATGCTGGAACAATTTCGTCGAGTCGCACGGTGAAAATTACGCAGGGGTTTATCTCGATGCTTGTGAGTCAGGAGACCTTCACACAGCAGTATGCAAACTTGCTTGGCTCGATCTCGGCTGGTCTGGTGAAGCCAAAGCCGATAAAAAATTATGCGACAGTCTTATTGCATACCGAAATGATAGCTACAGACAGCTCGCAAAAAAGCTTGGACATGGAACTAACTATTACGGAACTCCGAGAACGATGGCTAAACATACTAAGGTTGCTGTCAAAACAATTGACGAGTTCCAGTCTCGTTACTTTCGAGGCTTCCCTTGTATTACTGGATGGCACAAATGGGTGGCGGGCAAGCTCAAATCCGAAGGGCAACTTACTACGTTGTTCGGCAGACGTAGAATGTTTTTCGGACGGCACAACGAGGATACTACCCTTCGTGCGGCTATCGCATATTCCCCGCAATCTATGACAGGGGAAGAAATCAATACAGGTATCATTAGGCTTTTCCGTGCGGAGAAAGTTGAACTAATCGTACAAGTTCACGATAACGTGGTCTTTCAATTTCCAGAGGAGCGCGAAGAAGAAATCATTCCTTGGGCAACGGAACAATTAAAAGTACATTTGAAACTTGCCCGAGGGCGGGAGTTTTATGTTCCCGTAGATGCGAAGACCGGCTGGAATTGGGCCGACGTAGAATATGATACTCAAGGTAATGTGATTGGAAATGAAAGCGGTTTACAAAAATGGAAAGGTCAGGACAAACGAAAGCGCCGGGACTCAAAGAAGCTTTCACTGTCAAAGCTACTTTAACAAACCGTAAGCACCCCTCTTGGATAGAAGCTTTCGATAAGTACACAACGGACCTCCCCTCGCCCACGCTGTTTAGAAAGTGGGCAGGAATTTGTGCCATTGCTGGTGCTTTAGAGCGGAAAGTTTGGATCCAAACTTTTGATGTTTTGTACCCGACACTGTATGTTTTTATAGTCGGTCCTCCAGGTGTCGGCAAGACAGTCGTGACTTCTATTACACAAAAACTGTGGGTTGATTTACCGGATCACAAGGTGGCACCTAATTCTGTTTCACGAGCTTCGTTAATTGATGCCCTCGCTAAAGCCGAACGGAAAATTATTGTACCGAAGGCAGCCAGCCAGGTCATATCATTCAATAGCTTGCTTGTTGTAGCAAATGAGTTCGGTGTTTTGGTTCCTGGATATGATAATGAATTTATGAATACCTTGACTGACATATACGATGGCAAGCGCTATGTTGAGGAAAAGCGATCAAGCAAACTTGAAATAAATATGAAAAGTCCACAGTTTATTATATTTGCTGCAACCACCCCTTCATACCTTAATTCCGTTATGCCCGAAGGCGCCTGGGACCAAGGTTTTATTTCTCGTGTAATACTTGTTTATTCGGGCGAGACACAGCTTCGTACTTTATTCCCGCAGGACGCGATTGATGATAAACCATATAAAGAACTTCTTCATGATCTTGAAATTATAGGGAACCTTTACGGCGAGGTCACGTTTACATCGGAAGCGGCAACAGCTATTGATATGTGGCATCTTGCTAAAGGACCGCCCGCCCCGGACTACCCGAAGCTCGCTCATTATAACACCCGGCGAACACAGCACCTTTTGAAACTTTGTATGGTCGCTGCAACCTCCCGCCGGAATGATCTTATAATTACTCTTGATGATTTTCACGAGGCATTGAACTGGTTACTCGAAGCTGAAAAATATATGCCTGATATTTTCCGATCAATGGCTCAAGGTGGAGACGCCCGCGCTCTTGAAGATTGCCATTACTACGCATTGCAAGTTTACGCTAAGGAGAAAGCTAATGTTGATGGAGCGCGACTCATTGAATTTTTACAAAATCGTGTGCCTGCTCATTCTGTTGAGCGCATTCTTGATCTTATGGTCAAGTCTCGACTCCTCTCTAAAGAACTCGATGGATACAAACCGAGGGCCAAGCGTGTCATGTGAAGAAAAGAAGCCGCAGTAAGGTGACAACTGCGGCCAAGTTCAGGGAGGAAACCCTACGGTTCAGGGTTTTTTAAGGCAGCTTTTTCTGTAGAATATTTTCACCGCAGCTACCTTAATAACGTTCTCCTCGGAAAGCGCATCAATCTCAGATGAACTGAGCATGAACTTTCCGTTAGAGTAAAGTGTTTCACGAAGGACGGCGCAAGCACTATCGACCTTAATTTCCGGGTAGCCACATTGGGATAGTGTCCCAACAGCCAGTAGAATTGCAAAGGTTTTCATTCCCCCTCCAGAAGTCTACGCCGTTCTTCAGGTGTCATTTTATTCGCTTCCTTCATTGCCGCGTTAGCCGCACCCGTAGTTTCATCGAATTGCTTCGAGTACTTCGCCGCCGCTTTTGCATAACCAGACTGTTCCCACTCGGCTTTAGAGATGCGCCCAGCTATCCAGTTGGCTAATTGAATAAAGCCCAACGCCAACTGGATATAAGTCTTGATCCCCATTACAAAGAGTTCACATCGCTTGCAGTAACGACTCCAACAACATTCCTTTCGCCGGATGAAATCATTGGCACCGAGTGATTAAAAAGGTTCTGTTTTATAGTTCCGCTTTTGAAGAACGCTGTTAGCGCGAGGGCACCTGTAATAACGATACCGCCAATAATAGCTTGTAGACCGGCGGGTATTGTAAACAAGTCCCCTCCGGTACACATAGCAACTTCAACCGCTGGAGTCAGTGGATCATCGCCAACGCAACCAAAAAGTTTCATAAGCAAATTCAAAACCCACGGACCTACCAGAGTCAAAAACCCAGAACCCAGTAGAAGTGTTTTAATTGTATTCAAGTTCATTTTAAGCTCCATTCAGTTTAATTTGTGCCCTAATATAATCCCCGCAAGCTTTGGCACCGATTAAATTCGGCTTGAAGGCAATTCTAGTAATATCCCATTTACCCCGCTGCTGGATACCGAGGGTTTCTTGAACCTCGGCATGAGTCAGCACCGTCCGAGGAGTCACTGGAATTTTATAATCTTTACACAGCTTCGCAACGTCTTTAACCATAGTCTCAAACTGTTTCAGCGTCATAGGATATTTCCCCGGATTAAAGGGATTTTCCTTAGCGTTTGCCATACAAGCCATTGAAACACCTATGCTATCAAGGTTACAATGTAAGGTATGGGCGGCGTAGGTTCCATCACGAACATTCTGATTATCCCTGATAGAAAATTTCCCGTTAAAAATTTTTCCACTACCATCATATAATCTATGATAATGTTGCTTGTCAAATTCGCTGACAGTCCACGAACCGGCAGTCCAGTGAATGATAACTTTATTCATTAAACTATTTTCCTATAGCGTAAACGAGAACCTTTATGAACGGTAAGTACCGTGGCACTTGAACTGTTTTGAGCAAACTGTATACCAAAAGTTCCGGCGTTTGCCCCATTTTCAATTAACATCTCAATATGATCGTTAGTAATTTCATTTCCCGATGGGGTTGTAGATCTTAATGAACCGTAAGCGGCAACATCGCTATAATAATCATTATTGCCATCATCAAGTTCAGTCATAAACGCTTTGACTGCGGTTGGGGTAGTCGGGCCTGTAATACTTAATCTATAACCTGAAACTGAAGAAACCGTTAACCAAATATCAGCCTGAATTATGTAAGAGGCGTTTGCTTCCATTGCAAATTGCAGTTGTGCATCCGTAGCGACAACTGTGTTTGATGCGATTGTTGTAGTTGCGTTTTTAATTATATAAACCCAAATATCAGTAAATGCGTGAACGTGCGCGGCGAGTGCGAAATCGGTTGGATCATAGGCGGAGTCAAGAATTATTTTTCCGGTCGTTCCGCTGAATTTTGCAAAATTTCCGTCAACCGAGCTTCCCGTTGCGGCTACGGC